CCCGGTCGATCTGCCGGTCAGGTCCAGCTCGCTCATCCCCGGAATATCCGTCCGAGTGGCGTTGGCCTTCTTCAACGCCTCGTCCAGGTTCCGCTTGGCGGCGTCCCGGTCGGCCGCTGCCTTGTTGGCCACCTGGTCCCGTCCGGCCTCGATCTCGGCCTGGCGTCCCTCCTTGGCCTGTCGCGCCTTTTCGTCGGCCCCGGCCCGAGCCGCCTCGATCTCGACGGACGCCGCCTGTTTGGTGGACTTGTGCCCCTCGATCCGCCGGGTGGCGTCGGCATCGATTTCCTTCTTCACAGCCTCGGAGTCGAACTCTTTACCCATCAGCCACTCCTGGACCCGCCGCGGCAGCCAGGAAATGATGGTCACGATGGCCTTGGCGATCACCGCCTGGGCACGGATGAACGCTCCCACGATCCCATCGACGCAGAATCCGTCCCAGATCTGTCGCAGCACGTCGATCACGCCGCTGAAGATGGTGGCCAGTGCCTCCACCACCGGCGCGATGTACTGGTACACCGAGTCCCAGGCACTCTTGACCCAGCCGGTGAACGTCTCCCACGCGCTACCCATCCAGTCGGTGACGGTGCCCCAGTAACCGCTCATCCAGTCCACCGTGGCCTGGAAGGCGGTGGCCACGCCGTCCCAGGCAGCCGTGATCCAGCCGGTGGCCACCTCGGTCGCCATGCCCAGGTAGTCCATCGTGGTCTGCCAGATGCTCTTGCCCTCTTCCCCCTTCTCCCCGAAGAACGACCAGATCCAGGCCACCGTCCCATTCCAGAAATCCACAAACGGTTGGAAGATGGCCTGCAAGTCGATGACCGTGTATTGCCAGAGCGACACCAGGTAGTTGCGGGCGTACTCCCAAGCCGCCTGGATATTGCTCACCGCCGACCAGAAGCCGGTGTACAGCCCGGGGAAACTCGTGAGCAGGTAGGCCGAAGCCTCCGCCCACAGGTACTGGATCGTGGTGGTGACCACGGCAAAGGCGCCCGTCAGATTGCCGCCGGAAAGCGCTCTGGAGATCGCGCCGAAGACCTGCTTGGCCAGCGTGCCCAGCCAGCCAAAGCGGTCGCTGAACCATTGCAGGGCCGGCTTCCACGCCCCGGTGAAGTACAGCGCCGCAGTCCCGATGCCAGCCACGGCCGCCACCACCAGGCCGATCGGCGAGAGCACCAGCCCCAGGCCCCGGCCGATCAGCAGCGCCGCCGTGCGGATTCGCGCAGAGAGCGGCGCCATGACCTCCATCGCCTTACCGAACACGCTGATCGCAGCCCCGGCGGCGGCGGCCGCGGTCGCGATCTTGAAGAGCCACAGCACCAGGTCGCGATTCTGGTTCACCCAGCCCAAAATCGAACGGGCGATGAGGATCATGCGGGTGGCAGCGGCCGTGAGCATGGGCATCAGCGTTTCCGCCAGGGAGTTGCCAATCTCGTTGAACATCCCAAACATCACGTTGGCGGCATTGTCCCAGGCCGTGCGCACCGTCTTGCCGGTGTCGACGCCCACCAGGCCCAGGCCCTCCATCGCGCCGCGGAGCCGCCCGGCCGAGACTGCGGACTTCTCCATGGCGCTGGTGATTCCCTCGCGGATGAAGCCCATCGCCTTACCTGCCAAGCCAATGGCCGCTGGACCGCCGATGATCGCCGCCAGGCCGCCGCCGGCCGCGGCGATGCGGTTGCCGATGCCGGAGATCCTCTGCCCGAAGGCCACGATCTTCTGTTGGGCCGCGGAGAGTCCCACATCGAGGGAGTCTTTGGCTGCGACTTCGACGTAGGCGCCGCCGGCGCGAATGTCACCGGATGAGGGCATGGGGGTGGAATAGTACGGGGTCTCGGATGTTGGATATCGGGGGATCCGGGATCGGCGAATGGCCTTTCAATCTCTAGCGCCTCAGTTCCCCGCCGACGCCTCTTCGATCTCGCGGTCGATCGTATCGAGCTCTTCCTTGCTCATGGGCCGCTGTTGCCGCTCTTCCATCTCCACCAGGTTGAACTCATCAGGCCCCTTCGGGTCATCCGTCCAGCAGTTGTGCAGCTTGGCCAACAGCACCGAAGTCACTTCCCACAACTGTCGCCGCCGGCCGCGAACCATCGACTCCAGTTGCCGCAGCGTCAGGGCGAAGAGGTCGGCGCGGCGAACGATGCCGCAGACACCGGCCCACTCCCAGACCTCGTTCCAGGTCCAGCCGTTTCCAGCAGCGCGTCCAGTTCGTCCAGCGCCTGTCGGCGACTGTTGGCTGCCAGGGTCTCCATCCGGCTGACGATCTCCGCCGCCAGCGTGTCGACCTCCCGGCAGTTGGCGACGATGGCCTTTTGCACCATCTCCACGTGGCGGTCGACGATCGCGGCCAGGTGTTCGTCCCCGCTCTGCCGGAAAAAAAGCGCCAGTTCCCCGAAGAACGCGCAATAGGCCTGGTTGGCCGCCGGGCCGGTCAACCGCCGCAACCACTCCTCGCGGCCTTTGACCCCGTGGTGATCGGCCTGCGCAGCGACCAGGAACCAGATGGTGTCGAACAAGAGCCGGCGGTCGGTGTGCAGCCGGGTGATCAGCTTCGGCTCGCCCTCGGCCAGGCCGAACAGATCGAGCTGCTGGCGCTCCTGGAGTTCGAAGACCGCGCCCAGGTCGATCTCGATCTTCCATTCGGATCCGCATTTGTCGGAAAACTTGTGCATTGCAGGTCCCCTGCAGGGTGACGTCCTTAGTCCCACGTCGCGGCGGCCGCGATGTTCAAGCGTTGGAAACGGTCGGCAGGCGGCTGTCGGTGTTCAATGCCAACTCGACGTCGATTGAGACCGGCTCGGCCGACTCGTCGCGGTCGAATTTGGCGACCACGAAGTCCCCCAAAGGTCCCTTGCCGGTGGCGTAGGCTTTGCCGTAGACGCTGATCGGCGTGCCCACCTCGAAGGCGTCCTCCAGCGTCGCCTGATGCTCGCCGCCCTCCTCGAACTTGAAGGACCAGCCGATCTCCATCGCGCCGGCCCGGTTGGAGACGTACGCGCCGTTGCGGCGCCGCTTGCTGGCGACCTTGGCCCGCGAGCGGGAGAGCTTGACGTCGCTGATGTCTTTGAGTTCGGTGGTCGGCGTGCCGCCGGCTTCGCCGATGAACAGTTGGCCTTCCCAAGGCATCGCCATAACGGGACTCCAAGAAAGGGGATGGGCTCTTGTGGCCTATCGGATCGATCCGGCCCATTGGCTGGGCAGCCGGTCCTTGATTTTCATCAATGCGGGTCCCATGAAGGGCCGCTTCTGGTAACTCTGCCCCCGGAAAGAGCCGCCGAACTCGTGCGGCACCCCGGCCGGACCGAGCGTCGCGTATTCCGGTCCGATCACGACGCACTGCTTCTGCTGCTCCACCGCATACATGATCGCGCGACTGAGCTGACCTTTGCGGGTGTGCGGAGGCGATCCCGGCGCCGACGGTTTGTCGCTGCGGCGAATGCTCCGCCGCGCCGTGAGCCGGATCGCACCGCCTGCGCGGCCCAAGCTCTCGATATTGGCCTGTCGCACCCGCCGTCGGACCGTCGCGGCATCGAACTGGAGCGTCACTGCCACCGCGATCATTGCATCACCCGGAATGTGAAGCTCAGCACGCTGGTGAATTGCCGCAGCTCCGCCAGGTGCTCCTGCGCGTAGATCGGCGCGTTCTCCGTCTTGACCCACACCGCCTGTGGCAAGCCCGGAAGCCGCTTGGTCTTGAAGTGCTCGGCAATCTCCTCGACCAGCACCATCAGCGGGTCGATCTCCTGGGCGTCGGCCCGGGCGAGCTTCTTCTGCACCGCCACGTCGATCTTCACCTCCGCATCGCTGTGGCCTCGGTTACGCATCGCGATCGCGACGCCACTGGGAACCACCGACACGTGGAGGTTCTTCATGTCCTTCAGCTCGAACAGCGGCTGGTAGTGCCGCAAGGCGGTGAATGGCTCCGAAAACGTCGCGGCGTTGAGCGACTCGGTCACGGCGTCTGCGACGGCGACGATCACGCTTCCCATCACGCCTCCTCCACGTCGACCTGCTTGGTGTGAATCCGCAAGGTCTTGCGGTACGGGTCCGAGTAACAGAAGTGCGGCTCCCTGCCTGGAGCCACCACCTCGTAGACAAAGACCTGCCCGCCGTCGGCCTCACGGACACGGTCCCCCCGCTCGGGCAACGTCACGGTTCCGCCCAGCACCAGATCCTCCGTGCGCACCAGGAAGTCTCGGCTCTCGGTTCGCTCCAGCACGCCGTACTCGCCCTGCTGTTGGAAGACCGTGCGGCCGATGGTGGCCTGAAGCGTCACCGTCGCATCCCCCCGGACGTAGGTCACGGGCACGGTGCGCAGCTGGTGGCGCTTCGATTCCAGCCACGCGGAGGATTGTGCGAGAAGGTCGCTCACGCTTGCTTACTCCGCCAGAAGCCCGGCGGTCCGCATGGCCGCCAGCAGCGAGTTGATCTTGGTCCGCAGGGCCGTCACGTCGTCCACCAACGCGTTGATCGTGGCGATCGCCGCGTTGCGGTGGGCCGCCGTGTCCCAGGCCCCCTCCGCCGCACCGGTGCCGCCCGCCGGAGCGTCGGTGGCGATGATCGCGTCCGCGTCGGCCACGGCTTCGGCCTGCTGGGCGGACACCGTCACGGCATCGCCCGCGGACAGCGCGATCCGGACCTTGGTGTCCGTGTTCGCTGCGGCTTTGACGGCCTTGCCGATGAGCTTGTTCGCACCCGCCTCGGCGCTACCCTTGGCGACGCCCTCGGCCACGTCCCAGTAGCAGCGCGCGCCGGCCGCGATCCCGCCGTCACCCGCTGCCTTGGGGAAGTCGAACACACCCGACACCGCGAGCGTGCCGAGCGCGTTGGCGGGAATCGCCGCGCGGGCCACCCCCACCAGGTCCGCTTGGACGACGACTGCACCCGGGCTGACATCCACCGTCGGGGTGTAGTCCACCGCGATGCCTTCGGCAACGAACACTGCATTGGCCACGATTCGATCTCCTTGATTGCGGATGGAGGAAGCGGGTCTTGCGGGACGGGTTACGCCTCGCCCTTCGACTTGACGCCGCCACGGCTATCCTGCAGGGCGACGCCGAAGTCGTGGTAGCCACGCATCTGCACCCCCAGGACGCTGAAGTCGGCCTCGGCCGTCTCGATGGTCGGTGACTCCTGGCCGTTGAGGAACGCCACCTCGATCACCGGCAGATCGCCCGGCTCAGCCAGCAGATACCAGGCCTTGGCCGAGTAGCCGGTGTAGCGGCTGTTGCTGAGGTAACGGCTGACCTCGACGCGGAACTTCCCCTGGTGCGGGTTGGCAACCGGGTACTTCGTCGTGGCCGTGGTGTCGCGGATCTCCAACGACCGCCACAGCTGCGTGCCCATCGCGCTTAAGGCGGTGGGAACCAGGCAGATCGCCGGCATGATCCCGATCGGCTTGCCGTCGCTGTCCACCAGATCCATGAAGGCGGTCTCGGCCTTGGTCAGGCCGTCGATCCCCAGCGCCGTGTCGGCCCCGGTGAGGTAGTTCTTCGCGCCGGCGGTGAAGAACGCACTGTTCGCCAG